CTTTTTTCATACGAGTTGCTTTACTCATTACTTCATCAAGAACATCATTAATCATGTCATCAATCTTCTTCATTATCACCTTCCCACTCTGCATCTATTTCATCATAGAATTTTTTCTTATCATCACCCTTTAATTCGTCTGGACTTTTCACACCATACTTTTTTAATTTTGCATCAAAGAATTTTTTATAAGCTTCTTTATCACCAGTTGCTTCATCCTTTGGAGTATCTTTTGATGCTTCCCATTCATCATGTGACATACCAGAATGAACTTTATCACAATCATGGTTCTCTGTTCTTCGGCCATCACCACCTGCACACTTACGTCTTTTACCGTCTGCTTTAATATACTCCATTACTTTCTGAACAATACTTTCTTTCTTGCCCTTAGCTCTTTCTTTATCTCTTTCTGCTCTTCGTTTTAATGATTCTTTATCTCTTTCTGCTCTGCGAACTAAATTTTCTTTATCTCGATTAGCTTGTTTTAAAGCAGCTTCTTTTTCTCTGTTTGCTTTCTTTACATCTGCAAGAGCTTCTTTTAAATAACTTTTAAAAGTTTTCATGTTTCTACCTTTGGAGTTTCTGGTGTTGGTGTTGTTTTAGGTTCTGTTCCCGGCAACTCAAACTTAAAACTATTTTTATAATCTTCAATAGCCTTTAAAGATTTAGTTTTTAAACTTTTTGCAATACCCTCTTTTGCTTTATTAAGTCTTTTACCAAAAATATCTTTTAAAATATTACTTGTTATATCAACCATTTTTGATCCTTTCTTTCATTACATTTTTAATAGCATCCACCAATAAATCATCTGTAAGAGATTTATCTTTAATCCATTGCTTTACTTGTTTATCACTTTCATTAACTACATCAAGTTCTGGTTTTTCTAATATACCTTGAAACAAATTCTTTTTATAAGAATCAATAAAACTTTGTGTTTTAACTTTTAAAATAGATTTCATAGTTTTATGTGGTTTAGAAGTCCTCATCATCATCCTCCATATCATCTTCTGGTTCTTCTGGTTTTTCTAATTCTATCTGTTTATCAATTTCTTTCATCTGCTCATCAGACTGTTGTAAAATAGTCTTACGCAAATACTCCTCTGAAATATACTTACCAACATACTCCTCAGCCATTGAAACTAACTCCAAACGATCTCTCATAATCTCAGAGTTTTTCAACTCCATGAAATGAGAATCTTTTGCCCAGATATAACGGATACGATCTTTAACTTCCCACCAATCTTCTTCTTTAATAATACCTCTTAGAATCAACTGAACTCTAAGTAAGTCTGTAAAAAGAGTTGAAAATCTATGTCGTAAACGACCTACAAACTTTCCAAACTTTACTTCATCTCTTGTAATCTCAGAAGCTCTTCCAAGATTAAACTGTGTCGAATCAGTCCCCTCAATTCTTGAGATTGGAACATTCAAAGACTTATACAGTTTCTTTCTAAAATATTCTATGTCATCTGTTTCACCAAGATTCTGTCCACCCGGAAGTGTACTGATCTCAGTACCACGACCACCTTCTCGTCTTGGCAACCAGAAATCTTCCAACATTGAAAGATGTTTTCTCTGGTCTTGAACTTCACCAGTAGCTGCATTATAAATCATCTTCTGCTTATAACGATTCATTACCTGTTGCAGATATTGTTCTGCTTTTAACTTCGGTAAATTACCAACATCAATATAAAATATTCTTCGTTCAGGAGCTCTTGCCAATCTATAGATAACAAGTGCATCTTCAATCATTCGTAATTGATTGAATGGTTTAATTGCTTTAAACAAATAACCAATTATAATTTGTTTTACTGAATCAACTAAACCAGAATGAACATATGAGATTGCATCAGGCGCAACTTGAATAGCATTCTGTGTTGATTGGTTTTGAAAAAATCTACCACCACCAAATTGATCTGGTGTATAAAGATAATATTCTAAAACTTCATCAACTGTTTCAATTTGACTTGGCCCGGCCTTTGATTTTTTTACTTCTCGTATCTTTTCAATATTCAAAGGATCAATCGGAATTAATTCTTTAATTCCATCCTTTGGTCTTTTCATATCAATTACAATATGATGATACAATCTTGCATCAACATACCACTTCTTAAATAAATCTGCACCCGTAAGATTAAAATCAAGTAAATCTAAAAGTGTAGTAAATTCTGTATGTATCTTATCTTTAATACTATCAGTATAATCTAACGATTCTAAGTCTAATGCAACAGCAGGCACACCTTCTTCGTGAATAACTGCATCATTAATAATATCTTCTATAGCTCCATCTACTTCATGGGAAAAAGACATCTCACGATATTTTTGAACTAACTTCTTTTCATCATGGGCATCTGAATCTGTATTAAGATAATGCCCAAGTATTCCACCACCATCAATAATTTGTGTTGCACCATCAAGATTTTCTGGTGTTACAAAAGTTTTGCCCTTCTTCTCCTTCTTGGATTTTATTTCAAAACCAAATAATTCAAAAGCCATAAGTAGATTCCCCTATTGTTTTCAAAAATTCAATAATAACAAGGGGGAGAAACTCCCCCAAAATAATTCAATATTATATATTATGGAAATGTCGTATTAACACCAATACTAACTGGGCCTACTTGGACTCGTCCTCGTACACCAATTTCCCAACTACTATCTCTTGCACCAGTACTATCAAAACCAGTAGATAAATCTGAATGCCAATTATTAACTGCAAATGTTACTGTATATTCTTCAATCGTATCATTAGTGTCCATACCAAGATCAATAGCTGCAATCTCAGTCGGATACATATCTTCAATACGATAAGTACGCAATGATTCACCACTTCGACCCATTTGAATAACTTGTGCTTGACCATAAACAGATGAATGATCTAAAGAAGAAACATTAACTGCATGATGAGTAATCTTTGCACTCCAATCTTCAAATGCCGCACGAATAGCAAATTGTGGATCATTAATAATTGTTACAGTCCAATCAGCAAATGTACGATCGCCGGGAACTTTTAATTGTCGGCCACGAAACGGTACATCAATGTTACCAATAGTAGAAGCTGGAATCTGTGCCGCTTTACACAAAAACTCAATATTTGGAATACCAACAGGATGTTGAATATTCACACGAAACAGATTCGGTCGAACACCACCTTTAAATGATTGTTTAAAATCATGTATATTTGTTGCTGCCATTTTATTACTCCTTTATATTTTATAGTATTTATACAATTAACCACCGATTTCTGTAAAAGATATATCAGATCGAGCGGCAATAAAGTTCAACTGGATGAAATTGATAGAACGTGTTGGCTTAACATAAATATCACCAACAAAATTATTCGCATCAATAACTGTGCCTGTATTATTTGAACCATCACATACTACTTTAAAGTCAGTAATACCACGACGCCCCTGTACTTCTCTCAAGAAAGGTTCAACCATATTTACAAATTGAGATCGTGTGAACTCATCATTAAACTCAAATAACATGGATTTAGCAGCATTTTCTATAGCTTTCTCAAGAACAATAAACAATCTACGAACATTAATACGATCAAATGCAGTAGGAGCTGATTGCATAGTTTTGTCGCCCCAAAGTATAACACCTGAACCCGTTTGAGTAATAAATGGATTAATACCTGCTTTATATAAAGTATCACGATTTGCTTTTGTTGGTTCCCAAGATGTCTTAATAATATTCTTAATAGTACCTCTTGTTAAACCAGCAGGTGACCACCAAGCATCATGTGTATGATCTACTTTTGCACATAAACCAGCAACATCACCACACATCGGAACCCAAATAAATTTATCTTGGTAACGATCATACTGATATTTCCATGCACTATCCATAGTTCCATAACTACTATTTGCACTCATAGCAGTTTTATTACCAGTAATATCTGTAACTTGATTTGTTCCAGAATGTACTACTGAGTCTTTTGCAGGAGAAACAAATGCTATACAATCTTTTCGATACGCAGCAACACTATTAACACAATAAGCTGATACTGTAGTATCTGTTCCACTAATTCCCGGTCCACCAATTATCAATGTAATATCAACTGTATCTTTATCAGTAAATAATCCATAACCAACATTAGCAGCAATAAGATGTGAGCCAGCTAATGCACTACCATCTGTACCACCTGCTAATGATCCACCGGGGACAGATTCAGATGCAGTTGCACTATTAAAAGTTAAAAATGCTCCACCAGCTTTTGGTAATCCTGCGGCCTTTTCTGAACCAGTTGTATTGGTAGTAAATTGTGTTACTAATCCAACATATGCATATTTTGATTCATTCTTTAAAACATCTACAACATAATTACTAGAACCATCAATTTTTTTTGCATCAGACGCTTTACTTACATATGCCCATCTTTCTAAAACTTCTCCAGGAACTCCAGTAAATAAACCATCTTCATCAATAACAAGAACGTGCATCTCGTCATTAGCAACAAATGAAGCACTACCATTTGCATTAGCAACATCAGCAGATGTTCCGGGAGCTGAATCAAAGTGTGCAAGAAAATCTGCATTAACTGTAGCGTCTGCCCAACCATTAGAATCTATTGCTGTTACTTTTAAACTATTTCCTTTTACTCCAGGATACTTTGCAATAAATAATTGGTCTGTATATGTAAGACTATCATAATGAGTTGAATTTTCAACAGCAAGTGCTGTGCCTGTATCGTCATCTCCAACCACACCATTTAATGCACCATTATGTGATCTTACAACAATTAAATTATTAGCATATGCTAAATAATTTGCAGCACACCAAAACCATTCTTGTGTATTAGTATCCGGTTTACCGAATAGTTCAACAAGATCATTTTCTGTTGTAATTGTTGTTCTTTCATTTACAGGACCCCATGTAAAACGTCCGGCAAACCCGCCAATGTTTGTTGATACATTGGGAACAACAGTCGTTAAATCTTTTTCTGTTATATTAACCCCAGGTGATACTTGATACGCCATTTGATTTCTCCTTTTACATTTCTAATATTGATATAGATTTACCATTTATGTGTAGAAACTTTTTCCCATCTATTTCCATCGGGCATAGTTTCATACGCCTCATCCAATCCATCATCAATAATACCAAAAGGAATTGTCATATCTTCTAATGAATCTAATTTATTTTGATACAACTTTTCTCTAATATTCAAATTACTTAATTCTTTAAAATATGTTTGATCGACCAACCAACCAAACAAAACTAATGTAGTGACCAAATCATCATTAGAACCTTCTTCAGCAGCAAATGTATCTCCATTTGTTACAAAAGTTGTCAACTCAGAAATAATATCATAATCAGGGATAAGTAACTTATCCTCTTCAACCATACTTTTAAGATTAGAACATCCTATTTTTTTAACTTGTTTAGTTGTTCTTACTCCGTATGATATATCTTTTTTATGCCCACTTGATACTTGTTGGCCGTGCCTGCCATACCATGCTACAGTAAGTAAGTTTTCATATTCTAAATCATGGTGTAAAACATCTGCTACTTGAGCTCCGATGTCATTACTCTCAACCAAAATATAAGCATCATTATATTTCTTTCCTATAGTATTTATAATATTAGGAAAAAGCAGGGGTGCAACAGTATTATTTCTATATTTAGCTGCTATTTTATATGGAACTTCTGTCGAATCAAAAACTGTAAATGTAGAATAATCTAATCCCTGACCTCGAGCTGTATCAACTGTAATAGTATATGTTCTTCCCATTTCTGGTTCTTCATAAACATCTAAATCATTCTTAGAAAATATCGGTGAACTATAAGATAATTCTTGTAATTTTTCGTATGATATTAGAGTATTAGAAGAACCCAGAAAATCTGCTTCATACTCTTGACGAAATGCTTCTTCACCAATATCTGAGATAATCTTCTTACGCCATTCTTGATCTCGTTCTGGAATACTAGTCCAATGAATCTTGAATGTCTTGAACTGGTTATTACCCTCTACAGCATCATTCCAGAATTT